ACGGCTCGGTGGACGGCCTGCTGGGCGCCAACTGCCGCCACTCCTTCGGCCCGTACCTGCCGGGCGCGCCGCGTGCCTACGAACGCGACCCCAAGCACGCCAGCGGCCTGCCGGGCGAGGAGGTCTACAGGCTGGAGCAGAGGCAGCGCGCCGGGGAGCGCGCCATCCGGGAGGCCAAGCGCGAGCTGGCCGGCGCCCGCAAGTGCTACGACGCCTCCCCCACCAACGAGTCGCTCGTGGAGGTGGTGAGGGCGCAGGACCTGCTGACCCGCCGGCAGGAGGCCATGCGCAGGCTGGTGAAGGAGTCAAACGCCAAGAGCCTGACCGGGCACCCGGTGCTCCACCGCCACCCCGCGCGCGAGTGGGCCGGGGACATGCCGAGGGTAACGCTGTCCGTGAGCGCGAGGACCAAGCAGCGGGCGCGTGAGACCTTCAAGCTGATGGAGGCGTGCGCGAAGAAGCGCCGCCCCATCTACGACAACGGCGCGCTGGGGCACGTGGCGAGAACGGCGTACGGCAAGATGGGCAAGGAGAAGGGCTATATCGTCGTGTGCCATGGCGCCCCTTCGTTCGTCGACCTCCTGGGCCAGCGCTCCGACCACAAGGTGCTAGCAGACGTGATCAGGGCACGCGACGACTACGAGGATGGTACGCCCGTGCAGCTCATGGCGTGCTCGACCGGCAAGGCGCCAAAAAACGGCAGCCCGTGCTTCGCGCAGCGCCTGGCGGACGAGCTGGGCGCGCCCGTCACCGCACCCGACGGTACGCTGCAGGTTTACAGCGACGGCAGGCTTGAGGTCGGGGACAGTCCGGGGGATAATACAGGCGAGTTCATAACGTTCCAGCCGAGGGAGGGGAAGAAGTGAGAGGCATAGCGACGACCGATTACGCCAAGGGCACGGACTTCCCGACCAAGGCGCTGGCGGAGAAGGACAAGGTGCTGGCGTTCATGCGAAAGCAGGCGCCGTTCTGCGCGACTGCCGGGCGCTTCCAGGACGCAGTCACGGGCAAGACGGTATACGACAGCGCATGGGGCTGGTACAGGCGCGGAGGCTGGCAGTGGAGCGACCGTGACGCCTACCACGTCGAGAAGTACGACCTGGAGCTAGAGCCCGAGTTCGTGAACTACGCGCTGAGCCACTAGCGGACAACACAGACAACCGAACAGAACGAGGCGAGGGCCGTCCGCAGGGGCGGCCCTTCCTTTTGGCGGGCGACACGTGTCCGACCATCCAAGCTGCGCGGGCACCCGGCGGCAACGGGGTGCGGCGCGGCAGCGGCGGCAACAGCTGCAAGTACCGAAGCGCGCAGAGAAGCGCGGCAACCAAACACCGGAAAGGACTGGTACGGACATGGGAGCACAAGCACAGCAACCGCAGGGGCAGCAGACCGACCCGCAGGAGGGCCAGGAGCCCACGGGTGGCGCCGACGGCGGCACCCAGGCACAGCAGCCCCAGAAGCCGGCTAACGAGCCGGCAGGCGGCACCACGGAGCCGCAGGGCGGCGATGGCGGCGCGACCGTCAACCGCCACAAGTACGAGCGCGACCTGAAGGCCAAGGACGACGAGATCGAGAAGCTGCGCGCGCAGCTCGACGAGGCGGCCAAGACCAAGGAGGGGCGCGAGGAGCTGCAGAAGAAGCTCGACGAGATGAAGGCGTCCATGGCGAGCGAGAAGGCGGCCTACCGCCTGGAGATCGCCGGATGCAAGAACGTCAAGGCGGCCAAGGCGCTGCTGGACGACTACGAGGGCGACGTGGACAAGCTGAAGGAAGCCTGCCCGTACCTGTTCGAGGAAGTCAAGAAGACCGGCTCCACGGGGCTGAAGCCCGTGGGCGCGGCCAAGGACGACGACGCGGTGCTCGACCGCGCCTTCGGCCTGAAGAAGTAGAGAGGGGCAGCACATGGCTGCAACCAACAACCTGTCCAACTGCATCGACAAGTTCACCAACCGACTGGACAAGGTCATCGCGCAGGAGACCGTCACCGGCGACCTGAACATGAACCAGGACCTGCTGGGCGAGATGAGCGGTAACGGCAAGATCGAGATCGCCAGCATCGACATGGACGGCCTGGCCACCCACAAGCGCGGCCAGGGCTTCACCAAGGGCGGCATCTCCGTCACCTGGCAGCCCTACCAGCTGCAGTACGAGCGCGACCGCGAGTTCAACATCGACGTGCTCGACGACGACGAGCGCGCCAAGCTCGTCTCCGCCAACGCCATGGGCGAGTTCGCCCGCACCAAGGTGGTGCCCGAGGTGGACGCCATCCGCTTCGCCAAGCTCACCCAGAACGCCGGCACCACCGTCAAGAAGGACCTGTCCGGCGCCGACGAGACCGTGGCCGCCGTGCTGGAGGCCGAGCAGTGCATGGAGGACCACGGCGTGAAGCTGTCCCAGTGCCTGTTCTACCACTCCGCCGCCACCAAGAAGCTGCTGCGCCTGTCCAACAAGTACCAGCTGTCCGCCGGCGAGTCCCCGAACAGCAACTTCGGCACCTACGACGAGATGAAGATGATCGGCGTGGCCGGCGACCGCTTCTACTCCGCCATCAAGCTGCTGGACGGCACCACCTCCGGCGAGGAGAAGGGCGGCTACGAGAAGGCCGAGGACGGCAAGGCGCTGAACTTCATCGTCATGGCCCCCGAGGCCGCCGCGGCCATCTCCAAGCACGAGAAGCTGCGCTACTTCTCCCCGGACGTGAACCAGGACGACGACGCCCACAAGTGGCAGTACCGCCTGTACCACGACCTGATCGTGTACCTGAAGAAGAAGGGCCTCATCTACGCCCACGTCGCGGCGGAGGCCGCCTAATGGGCACCATCGTGGGGCTGACCTTCCCCGAGGAGCCGGCCGAGAAGCCGGCGGAGGCCAGCCAGGAGCAGGTTCCCGAGCCGGAGCCCGAGCCGGCGGCGGAGCCCGAGGAGCCGGCCGAGAAGCCGGCCCGCAAGCCGCGCAAGAGGGCCGCGGCCAAGGCAGCGGAGGCGGAGTAGCCATGCTGCCGGAGGTCGAGAGCACCGACTACCACGGCGCGCACACGTGGGACGACGTGCGCCCGCACCTGGGCGCCGCCGTGGCCGCCGTGCGCGAGGTGATCGGCTTCAACGAGCCGGAGGGCGAGGCGCAGGTGGCCGCGTACAAGGCCGCCGTCTGCGCGGCGCTGGACGTCGACGCGGCGTACGGCTTCTCCGGCGGCATCGAGGCGTCCGGCTCCGTCCGCCTGGGCTCGCTCACCATCGAGCAGGGGCAGGGCGGCGGCTACGACGCCGCTATGGACCGGGCGGTGCGCCGCGCGCTGTCCGGTTCCGGCCTCCTGTACCAGGGTCTGGGGTGATCTGCATGGTGCCCATACCCAAGCGCCTGCTGCCCAGCCGCGCCGAGGTGCGCGTGCCCGAGGAGGAGGACGGCCGCCAGGGCTTCTCCGACAAGAGGCTCCTGCTGGGCGTGCGCTACGAGCAGAGGGCGTCCGTGCGCGCCACGGACTACCAGCTGCAGGACGCCACGACCGGCCTGCTGTTCATCGACGCCGTTAACACGGCGGGGGCCATGGAGCTGCCGGCCGGCAGCCTCGTCTCCGTCGACGGCGCCACCGAGTGCTGCGTCGCGTCGTGCACCCGCTACGTCGACGAGCGCGGCCACGTGCACCACTGGGAGGTCGAGCTGAAGTGAGCATCGCCGTGGACGTCGTCACCGCCGGCATCGACCTGGCGACCGCGCCGGCCGAGTGCAAGAGGCGCCAGGTGCTGTACGCGCGCCGCTGCGCGTTCACCATGCGCAGGTACGTGCCGGTGCTGGAGACCATCCTGCGCTCCAGCGAGCCGGTCAACTCCGACTACGGCGCGGGCGTGCTCACGTGGAACACGCCCTACGCGGCGCGGCAGTACTACGAGCCGATGAACCACACCGACCCGGCGACGACCGACCACTGGGACGAGAAGTGCCGGCGCGAGGACGGCGACGACCTGCGCGAGTTCGCGCGGCGCCTGTACATGGACTACTAGGAGGCACGCACATGGAAGACAACGGCACGCTGGACCTCGTGGACGTGGTGAAGGGCCGCCTGGAGGCCGCAGGCGTCCGCGACGTGTTCACCTACCTGCCGGACACCCGGCGCCACGCCGAGTTCTGCGCCATCCGCACCGGCGTGCCGGGCGGCGAGGACGGGTACTTCGACCTCGCCTTCGACACGGCCGTGCGCCTGAGCCTGTTCTTCGCGCGCCGCGTCGAGCTGGACGCCATGGCGGACGCGCTCCTGGCGGAGCGCACGCTGCGGACCGTGCCGCTCGACAGCGCCAACGGCAGCTACCGCATGATACGCATCGAGACAGTGAAGCCGCGCCCGGTCCAGTGGGACGAGAGCGGCCGCAACGTGTGGGTGGTCGAGGCCACCGCGCACATCGAGATCAAGGAGTTTTAGAAGATGGATATCGGTTTCGCGCTGAACTACCAGCACGTGGTCGAGGTCGACACCACCCCGGACGGCGACAAGCGCCACTGGGCATGGGTCGGCCCCGGCATCTCCAACATCGGCAAGGACAACAGCGAGAGCACGAGCGAGGACGCCTACTACAACGGCGGCGGCAACACCAAGACCGACGTCACCGGCGTGAGCGCCAAGTACAGCGTCGAGGGCCACCGCCTGATCGGCGACCCGTTCCAGGACTACGTGGCCTCCATCGAGGACGGCATCGGCGCCGAGCGCGAGACGACCTACCGCGTCACCGACCCGACCGGCAAGTGCATCGAGGCGCCCTGCACCGTCCTCGACATCGCGGCCAACGGCCCCAACGGCGCCGCCAACGAGAAGACGAGCTTCAAGTGCTCGCTGTCCCGCTCCGGCGTGGCCACCGTCGTGACCCCCGCAGCCGGCACCCTGCTGCCCGAGTCCGTCAACGTGGCGCAGGAGGTGACCGTGGGCGTCAACAAGACCGCGGCCGCCGTCAAGCCGTCCGTGCTGCCCGAGGGCGCGTCCACGCGCTGCCTGTTCGCCATCGAGGACACCGGCATCGCCCGCGTGGCCGCCGACGGCACCGTGACCGGCGTCAAGGCCGGCAAGACCCGCCTGGCCGTCAAGTGCGCGGCCAAGCCGTCCGTCTCCGCCGTCGTGGACGTGACCGTCTCCGCGTCCTAGGCGCGGGGCGACAGCCGGGGGAACATCTGCCGAGGAGGCCGGGGCTACGCGCTGCAGCCCCGGCCTCCTTTCTCTTTGAACGCAGCGCACGATGGGAAGGCAGCGCAACCATGAAGACACTGAAGGTAAGGAAGTCGTTCGAGCGCTTCGAGGTCGAGGTCGGCGACGAGACGGTGGAGTGCACCATCGACTGCACCGACGGCACCGTCAACGCCTTGGCGGCCAAGTGCATCAAGGCGCGCCAGCAGGCGCTCGCGCTCGACACGCTGAAGGAGAAGACGTTCGACCGCAAGAAGCTGAACAAGCTGTCCGAGGACATGGCCGCCATCATCGGCCCCATCATCGTCGAGGGCATCGGCGAGGAGTCCTACGACGCCATCCTCACGGCGTGCGGCGACGGCGTGAAGCTGAAGCCGGCGCAGTGCAACCTCGTCATGGTCCAGGTATTCGCCACCGTGTGCCAGGCGATCTTAGACCGCCTGAACGACGTGAAGCAGAGCAAGGCAGCGCACTACCTACAGGACGTGGTGGCAGATGCGCAGAAGCCTGACGACGAGAAGCGGGACCGTTAACGGACGGTTCTGCACAACTTACGAATACGAGGGGGCGGAGTACGACGTGTGCGACTCCGCCCTCAACGCCATGCTGGTGAACGAGCTGTTCGCCGACACCGAGCTGAGCGAGGAGGACAAGCAGCAGCTGCTCCCCGCCATGCTGTTCGCCGACCTGCCCGCCGCCATCGAGACGGCCGGGCGCGACGGCTTCTGGGACATGGTGGACGCCGTGCTGTGGGACGCCATGGGCGTGGACCTGTACGGCACGAGGGGCGCCGCCGGCTGCGAGGAGCCCGTGTTCGACTGGGACGAGGACGCCGGGCGCATCCGCGCCTCGCTGCTGCAGGCGTACGGCCTCGACTGGGACGCCGTGGCCGGCAGCATGAGCTACGGCGCGTTCCTCGACCTCGTGGCCGGCCTGATGGAGTCCGGCGAGACGCCGCTGCAGCAGGCGATCTACTACCGCACGGCCGAGTGCCCGAAGGAAACTAAAAACAACAGGGAATACGTGGAGGCGTTCCGCGCACGCGCGGCGCACTTCGCGCTGCACGCCGACCGCACCGAGTCCGGCCGCATGGACGCAGCCAACGGCGCCATGGCGGCCGCCTTCGCCGCCGAGTTCGCCGCAGCGGAGCGGGCGGTGAGGGCCGATGGGTAGCGCATCCAACGCCGTCTCGGTCCTCGCGCGCCTGGACGACCAGGGCGTGGTCTCCGGCCTGAAGAAGATCAAGGTCTCCATGGAGGAGATCAAGGGCAAGGACGGCAAGCTCAACTGGGAGGGCCTGAAGAAGGGCGGCTCCGCCACCAAGGCGCTCGGCGAGGGCATCACCGAGCTGGGCAGCTCCATGACGCTGGGGCTCACCGTGCCCATCGTGGCGGCCGGCGGCGCGGCCACCTCCGTGGCGGCCAGCTTCGACGACGCCATGAGCCAGGTGCAGGGCGCGCTCGGCGGCGCCTCCGCGGACATGGACGGCCTGCGCAACCTTGCGCTGCAGCTCGGCGCCGACACCGTGTTCAGCGCCACCGAGTCCGCGCAGGCCATGGTGGAGCTGGCCAAGGGCGGCCTGACCGAGGCCCAGATCAAGG